CACTCTTTACCTGTGTCATTCGTTAGCTTTATCGCGAGGCCATACTTGGTCATCAGGTATGAAAGACCCAAAACCGTTGCCTTGCAGAGATTCCTCAAATCCCCGTGCGTCTCTTTGGTGCCATCCTTAGGAATCATCTTCACGAGTTTCCCAAATGCCAGATAAGGGTCGCCAGAGAGATAGGCCTGGATCATATTTCTGTCGCCTGACATGAGGGCCGAGGCGAAGAATTCTTGAGACCCGTAGTCGATACCGGCCATAAATTTACCCGGAGATGGCTGGACGAGAGACCGCATCCACGCGGGCTTTAAGAACATAAAGCCCGTGGCCGCTGGTTGAGAGCGACCAGACTGAGCGCCGAAGATATTCATGTAGGGCCGCACGCGCCCGTCTTCGCCCACGTAATCCCAAAAGGTTTTTCTCTTCCCGTCTTTGGCTTCCGAGAATCCATAGAGGGATTGCTTTAGCTTTAGGAATCGAACGAGCTGGGCGCCGAAATTATCTTTGGGGTATGAGTGCTTAAAGGAATACTTCTTTTCAAATGCCTCAAGAGACAAAGAGAGTTGGCCCCCATCGGTCTTCATCCACTCTTTTTCTTCATGGTTTTTTGAGATCCATGCGCGAGTGACCTTTTGATCCCATGCGAATTTATTCTCGGCGCGCTTCCACTTAAACGGCTTGATCTTAGGGAATAGGGTATTTATCTCGCGCTGTGTGTCGTAGAGAATGTTGCCGACCTGCTTTGAGAAATTCCTCGTGGCCTCGACATTGATCGGATATCCGCGAGTTTCCATCCACGCAGTATGCGCGGCATAGCGCCCACGGCCTCTGGCCTCGCGGGGATACTTTTTATCAATCTCTTCCGTAGAGGGATTCCGCCCGTATCCGATGAGCCTTCGGTACTCCTCTCGGATCTTACTTTCAATGGTCTTTAGAAAGACCACATCCTGCATATTGTACTCTAAGATGTCCGCACGCTCTTTTATCGAGAAGCTCTCGGGATAGGAGATGATGAGATCCCGCATGGCGGTCTTGTGCTCTGTATCCCGTATCTGTCCAGTGAGCTTGTAGGTGGCTTCCGCAAGAGAGTGAGTGGCCTTGAAGCCTGTGGCGCTGTCTTCCTCCGTGCGCTCCCATTTTGGCTTTGGCTTACGGACATGTTTAACCTTGCCGTCAACTAGCTGCTTGCCCCACTGGATATTGTCATTGTGGTTGGAGATCAGGCGGTACTCTAAGAAGAGATCCACCCACTCAAAATCGAGCGGGTCGAGGCCAAGGGCAATGAATGACCTACACTCGGCAATGGCCGAGTAGGTGATGAATGTCGTGTAGCCTTTAAGGTATTCGGCGAGTTTCTTCTGTTCTAGCGGGCTCTTGAAAAGCCACCACTTTATTTTTTCGCCGCTCTTTGAGCAGTAAGTGGCGCAGGAGACGAGATCGACTTTGGCCTTTGTGATTCCAGAAAACTCGAAATCAATGTATAGTCGGCGTGCTTTAGACATTTACTGTCCAATGCTCCCCATTACGGATCTTGTACACTACCGTGACTGAGATCCCTACCGCCTCCGCAGTAGCCTTGGCGGTATTTCCTATGGATAATATTCCTACCACTTTTTTAGACATCTCTAGGGTAACTGAGTTTCTCCGGTTGCGAACCTGTTCGGTCTGAGTAGCCCATTTACAATTTGAGGGCATATATCCCCTAGAATTGTTTATTCTCTCTAGCGAATGCCCCCTCGGGCGGATTCCCATATCGAAAACGAAATTGTCAAATATCTCCCACCTCTTGCACACCCGTATTCCACGGCCACCGTATTGGGAATATGAGGGGGATAGTTTATTCGAGCACCGCTCCTTCATGGAGGCCCATGCTCTATACTCTGCCGTTTTTGATACTTTCGACCCCCACACCCTGCGCTTGATTGGCCTTCGCACCTGTAGGTTTCCGAACACCCTCAAGCGTTTCAAATGTGCTGCGCAATATTTAGCCCCCGGGCTGACTATATGTCCGTCACATATTTTTATAGAGCATGGATACAGCTTTCTTCGCACCGACATTGATGACTTCCAGACTGTTAGACTTTGATACACACCGAATCGAGAAGCCGTTTAACTAGACAGGGTGTAAATTGGTCAATAAAAATAATTCATGGCCAAGAAAAAAAGAAAAGACGAGGTCGCCTATCTCATCTCGGTATTGAGGAAGGGCACACTTGGCAGCTTTGCCCGGAATGAGTGCCTTAGACTCGCGAGTAAGAAGGTCTATGTTCGCGACTCCATTAAAGGAAAAAAGATTTTTAAACTGCACTGGCAGTGCCGAGCATGTAAGTCGTGGTTTAGGGATAAGGGCATGATGGAAGTCGATCACATCGACGAGATAGGGCCATTTAAAGGGGATTGGCATGAGTACATCGAGCGCATGTACTTTTGCCCGCAATCCAATCTCCAGGCTCTTTGCGTCGTGTGCCATCAAAGGAAGACGCTTCGCTTTAATAACGCACGGCTATCTTTTAAGAGAAAGAAGTAGACAGAAAGGCGCCCTCGCGGGTATCTACTCGCACATCATGTGCTTGCAGCATGGTATCCTTTCAGTTAGTTTTTAGCCCCGTAATTGAGAAGAGTGCTCGCACCGCTCTCGGATCAGATACGGGGCTATTTTTTTAGTAGCTCTCTAAGCTCTAAGATTTGCCTGTGTTGGCTGATAGCCAAATGCGCGAGCGGCAGGGTGAGTGCTGATAGTAGAATCAATAGTAGTAAGAATGCGAGCATCCTATTGCCCATCGAGGTCATCTCTCCGGGAGCCGATGATGTCGGACACATCTCGTCCTGCCTCATGCTCGTAGATAAGGACCCGATCTTCAATTCGTCTCACCTTTCGGAATAGGGCCGCGATTTGAGTATCACGCACAATATTCTTCTTTTCCATCTCAACCACTTTGCCGGGATTGAGTAGTGCCTCTTTGACGAGATTCCAAAGTGCGGCCACGGCGAGACCCATGACTGCGGCGATAATTGTGTCCGGGTTGATAAAGGCCATCATACGTCTTCCTCTGGAAATGGCTCAACAAGTAAGAGTTGGCCAGAGTCTCGCATTCTTTTCCAATGGAGAATTTCCACGTGGGGCAATTCAAAAAAGACATGTCGGTACTCGGGATTTCCATACCATATCATCCAGTCAGGAAGATTGGGCCGTAGCACATCAATGTACCACTCTAGCTCATAGATGTTTTTAGGGTCGTTACCATTCTCAAAAATATCTAAGGCCGCGTTGAAGTTATGGGCCGATTCTCCGTAGTGTGCCCTTGAACGTCTTCCCTGGAATAGGGTCTCTTGCTCCTCGTATCCACGACCTGCGCAAGAAACATGAGCTTCTGGATGTTTTTGTTGAAGACCGATAAACCAATCTCTAAGGGGCTCGTAGAGCCCTGGGTATCGGTCAAGGATGAGGAGACATTTGGGGCAGGAGCCGTTGTTGGCATGGCGAATTACTCCCATACTTTACACCTTAGATTCTTCTCTTTTTGTTTTTCCAGCGTCTTTAACTCCGAGCAATAGTAGTCAAATATGCGCGGGTCTTCGAGCGTCATTCTGTCATTCTTGCTGTCATCAACAAGGATTGTCTTCCCCGTGTCGTCCACTACGGGCAGCCAAATTGTTGGATGGATCTTAGGCTCGGGGCCTGAGTAGCGGGTAACACACCCCGCGATCAAAACGTAAAGGGCCGTAAGCACGGCCCCGGCCAGGGGCCAAATAAGGTCCTGGTCAAAATAGCTCTTTGAGGGCTTTAGATGCTTCGCGCTTTGCCTCAACTGTTCTTGCCATCTTTGCAGTTTCAATTGCAATCCTCACTTTTTCTAGCTCGGCCTTGGTGGCGCGCTTGGCCATCTCATCAATTACCAAATCTAATAGCCGTTGCAGGCCGATTAGAAAATTGATTACGGCAAGCGCGCTACTCATCTAAACCTTCGGCTTTGGCTGTACTTTTACTGAGGCCGTCCAATCCAGTACGAAGAGAATGGCCTTTGTGATCTTGCTACTCTCGACCTTGTCGAGAAGCTCGTCATCGGCCTTTGTCTCTGTCTCGGTGACGTAGCTTCTCCAGAGGGCGAATAGCGGTTTATTCACTGCGCGCAAAATTCCGATGACCATAAAAATAGTCATCACAATCGGATAGCTCTGCGAAGCCTGAATCAAAAACTGTATGAGAATCTCTTCCATGATTTTTCTCTCCTATTGTTTAAATACTCAGTGCCTTCATCAGCGGGGTCCACTCAGGAAAACCGTTGCGGCAGCGGAAGTACACGCTGACCCGGAACAATAGTACGAAATCGTGCATGCCGTTGCCGACGTGCAATTTGCCGCCGGTTTTGTGTCATTCGCCGCATTGGCATTTAGATTTGTAACGATATCTGGCGCGGCGCTAAACTTGCCTGCTGCAAGTGTCAATGAGCATGTTCCCGACGAGATGTTTCCAATTGAGGAAATTAGTCCGCCAAGATCACGAGTGATTGAAGACGACGATGAGCAAAGAACGGTTGCCGTGTCGAATACTCTTCCATTTGCTATGCCAGTGCTCACGCTGTTCGCGAGGATTGCACTAGCTGGACTTTGCAGCGGATACACCGTCCAATGGACGTCCGGCTGGCCTAGCAAAGTATCTCCATCGGCCTTGATGTAGTGGTTGTCTGGCGTGCCGGAGATTTCCGTCTCATACATGAGCCGCAGCATTCTTTGCGCGCCTGCACTCAATACAAAGTCGCCGCATGTAGCCACTGATCGGTATTCACGCCGGTCGCCAGAAAATATTACAGATCCAGACATTGCCTTGCCCTTGCCCTCTTGCAAGACGGTCTGCGCATTCGCGGCAGTCTCCACTATCTGAAACGTCGAGACGATATTTATTGATCCCGCCGGGGCGTCAATGTAGTGATTTGCAGTTACGCAAGCGCGATACGTTCCCGATTTCGGCGGCGTGAAGGCGACGCTAAGAGATTCATTACCTGACGAGCAGGTTAGACCGCTCGGCGCGTTCGTGCTTGAACACCCGATTTGGGCCGAGGCTGAGCCAGAGTTTTGAGTCATCGTCAAAGACCCGTTTTCAATACCAGTGTAGGATGTAACGCTTGCGGTACCGAGCGATGGGTTAGCGCCACTTATTGAGGCATCAACATACCAACCTTGCGCGTCCGGCATGACGATGGTCTGAGCGGTCCAGCCTACGACTGGAGCCATAATGGAAAATGAAATAGCATCACCAGAAGCAAGATCGCTACCCTGGAGTCCTCCAACCTGCTGTTTCTGGAATGAGAAAATAGTTGTTGATGCGTAAACAGGCATCAGAACAAATCGTCCAGTGCCGTTGTCAAGCCACTCACCGCTGCCTAAAACGTGGTTATTCGCCGATCCATTAAATTTTCCTGTATCCATCACGATACCAGTAGGAAGACTGACGGCAAAATCAGCGCCAGACCCTGCTCCAGTGACGGACAGGTATCCCATTATTTGAATTGAATCTCCAACTTGCCTCCAGCTTACTTTCGTCACACTGACGTTAGTTCCATTTGTCAGCGATGGAGTATAGCTCTTCCACTCACTGATTAGCTGCGTACTGCCGACGTTAAGTGCTCGACCGCCGTAGGCATTCCCGACCTTGATTGCGGCAGGAGAGGCCCCCGTAGTTTCGAGCACCAATAACTTTGCAGTCGCCCGCACGCCGCACGGGAAGTTAAAGGTCTGAGTCTTCGTCGTGCTTCCAGTATCTAATAGCTGCACCTCTGTAGAAATCTTTGTCGAGGCAGGGGCCTCCACATACGCCTTATAGAGAGACGCATCGCCGCGATATGAAATCGACGCCGAGCAATTCTCGCCGTCCAAATCAGTATCGAAACTATTCATCACAAATTTCACGACCTGCGCGCTCGCCGTGCCGTCTACCAAACACGAGGCCTTTAATCCCTCGGTGATTGGCGACGATGTCGTGCGCGATACGATGCCGCTGGCATCGGTGATGTTCGCATCATTCGTAATGCAAGACGGGTTCTTTACATAGTTGACCGTGGAGCTAAAGCCAGGAGTGTAATTCCCCGGCACCGTCTGGGCCAGAGCACTAGCCGCGAAAAGCGTTGATAACAAAAGAGCTAACTTTTTCATTATGCCATTCCTTTCAAGATCCAGCGGCTAAAAGACGCAGACCAAATAAGCTCAACAATTTTGTAAAGACCGATTTCAATTTCAGAGAAGTTTCCGACGACCCCATTGGCCGCATCATTGAACGAGAGCAGGACTGAGTTATCGTCGCTATTCCCGACGAGAATCATCTCTGTGCCATCTTTCCATGCGCCGCCTGTGCCGAATGGCGTAGACGAAAGAGCAGTAGGGCCGCTTGTGCCTTGAATGTGTCGCATTTGTCGGAATGCAGTAGTGGAGCTTGTGATAGTGCCTCCGCCCGTGAGTGTCTCTACAGAGGAAACCCTAAGGCCGCCTCCGCCGGAGCCTGAGCCGGATTTGACTTTCCATCTTGAGTCAGAAGTCGAATAGAAAAGCTCCATCGAGCTTTCCGGGAGGATTTCAATAGGGAGAGAATCAGGAAGTTTAAGTCTGTCTGCCGCTGTCGCGCCCGCATCCTCATGCTCCAATGTGATAGGTGCCGTTGAGCGGTTGTGGAGTACCACAACTTTTGTCGTACTGGTAGAGAGAATGCCTTTCAAAGAAGTGGCTGTACTCCCAGTGAAGTTTATCAAAGCCTTAGATGCAGACAAAGCCGTGATAGACGCGGCTGTGGCCACGTCGGCTGACTTTAACAAGAGGGAATTGATATCAAATCGGCTGATGGCCTCGATGACATCGCCAATTGTCATGTGAGTAGTGAGTGCCACTTCTCCAGTCTTTGTGGCCTTTAGGCGTAGCTGTGTGCCCTGGGCCGTTGAGCTATGGGCCTCAGTAGCCACCGCATCAATCTCAGCCGATGTCGCCTCTGCCGCAGCTTCATCCGTGGTCTTATATTTAAGAGCCCCGATCACGTCGGCATTCTGTACCTCTGGGAGAGTCAGGCGAGACTTGTGCATGATGACCTGAGCGCCGACCGCATCGTCGGTCTGTCTCTGATCTCGGATGCCTGTGGTGCCCTTTGCATGGAGGCTAGAGAGGGGTGTTGTGGTGCCAATGCCAAGAGCCCCGTCTTTAAGGCGCATCATTTCTGCAACGGATGCTGTGGCATCACTTGTCGCCTCAAACACCAAAACAGCGCCACTCGCCGACGGCGTCATATTGTCGGTAGCGAGAGACTTAATGCGGGCGACTACTGGATTAGAACCAGCGGAGTCACACCCGACGAATTGAACTTCTCCGACCACATCGCCGTCGAGCACTTGGCCGTTATTCGCGATGCGCTCTTTGATGAGCTTCATCAGCGCGCCGACCGAGTCGGCGGTAATTCGAGAAACCTCGAATGTGCTATCTGCCCCGCTGATCGAGGCCTTATTGGTGACAAGGTTTACCCGGAAAATCTCGACATCAACGGTGCCGGTATAGATGTTGTAAATCCAATAGAAGTCTGGAGTGCCTTCGTTCGAGGTATCAATCCACCCGCCGCCCGGATCAAGCTCTGTCGGACGTGATGTGCCCGCGAGGCCCGACATCAGGGCTTCCTTGAAGTCGTCAAGAATAGTGGCGAGCTGCGTGCCGGAAGTAGCTGCGGGATTTATCGAGCTGAAAATATTCTGAGCCATCGTCTCTCCTCTTAAATTACCGCAGTAGCTTTTCGGCCATACCCCTTGACGCTTACGTCAAATGATCTTGCTACTTGAGTATCTGTTTTGTCATAAAATTTAATCTGGAATCCGTCTAAGGTTTTGTAGTCAAACGCCCAATAGTCGCCGGATTCCGCGTCGTCAATTGTCACCTGGACGTTAGGCGAAGACCCCGGGCCAGCAAATGCCGGGGCATAGGCCAGAATATAGCCCGTCGTGTCGTCGGCGGACAGGCCGTTGTAAGACTCCAGGCGATCTGGCATGTCGGCCCTGATAGTGCCGTCAAACACCCGAGGGCTCACGCTTACTTTATTGCTGATGAGACGTAGGCGGAATTGGAAGATGCGCCCTGTGGCGTCGCCCATAATAAATTTGCGCCACTCAGTGAAATTCTCAGCCACTCCAGATTGCATTGCACTCACCGCACTGAGCGTGACCCAGTCCGCGATGACGTTCAAGGTCTCTGTGGAGCGATATTGTGTTTCTACATCCCACTCAGACGTGCGGGCCGATGAGAGAAGGGCCACTGAGCTAAGCGTAACCCATGACGACATGAGGTCGCCTACCGTGTATCCCTCAGCCTGAATCAAAGACTGGAGGCGGACGGTGTAAATCTCGCCGAGATCCAAGAGGTCTTTGTAGTAGTATAATCCTTCTGGATAAAACTCCGCCGTATCAATGCCGCCGGAGATTGTGTTTCTGAGGACTACCGTGTCGCCCTCTTTACGAGTCCGATCAAAGGTGCCGAGCCAAGTCGGTGCATCGGAGATCTCTTCAATCACATTCAGATCGAAAAGATTTGGGATTGTCGTTATCGCCTGCGCCACATTGGCCGACTCATTGCCATTGAAGTCCACGGCCTTAATAAGATACGTGCCTGTGCGAGCCTGTGTGGCGGCAAGGGTGGCATTCCTATCAATGCGGAGGAGCGGGATTGAAGACTCCCATGTGCCGAGCAAAGTCGGAGAATACCTAATTAGGTATTCTCTGCAATCGCAATCTGGGATCTGCGGCCATACGAGCTGGAGGACCTCTCCAGTGATGTCGATATCGAGGGACTCCACATCAGAGGGCAGGGCGGTTTTGGAGAGCGGCGTACTCGTCACTCCGGTCACGGCACCAAGATCAAGTTTCCTGCCCGTGGCCGACACGGCGATGACTTTAAACTCATGCTCTGCGCCGAGGTAATTCTGATCGACGATGTAGCGGTAGGTTGATTGTCTTGTCTTCGCCACTTCGGTAAACCCGCGCCCGTAGTTTACAAAAACCTCAAACGTCTCGTAGGCCGAGCCTCCTGGAGGATTCCAGTCAAGCTCGACAAAATACTCATACCCCGAGCCCGCGCACTCGTAGCCAGTATCCACTACCGCCAAGTCCTGCACTTGTGCTGGAGGAGCTACGTCGGGATTTGTGGTACTTGAGATTTGCGACTCATACGTAGGGAAAGTGTCAGACGACTCGTAGTCATAGATGGCATCTGCCTTCTCAATCAAAATCAAGCTGGCCGATAGGTCATCATTTGGGGAAATGGATTTAACGAGACAGTCGTAAACAATTTGGCTAACTACTCCGATGACGATTAAGTCTCCGACCTGGGGCATTGGGCCATCGAGATCAAAAGTGTCGGAATTAACTACCGTCAAAGTGTCGTTTGAGATCAGGCCGTCGGCGCCCCTAAAGACATATCCATAGGTGCCCGGGACTGTTTCAATTCCATCATCAATAGTGATCTGATTCCCAGAGACCGATCTCACTCGTGCGGGCGTGCCGCCCACTCGCATCACGTCTTGAGTGATCTGGACGTAGTCGCCGCGAGTACAGACAAGATGCTCGAAGTCTACAGTGAGGCTAATGGTCTCTTGGCGGAGAGCATTTTGCGCGATCATGTACCGGCCAAATCGCCACGCTTGTTCTTCATTGGTGCAGGCAAAGGATGTCAGCTCTTGGATATCTGTGGCCGTCGTCTCATCGTAGCCATTGTCGTAAACTACAACTTCCGACACATTCCAATCCGATGTAGGATCAATGAACTTCACTCGAACGCCATGCGGACGAGTTGAGTATTGGCGACTGGATGAAAAGTCTCTTGAGTTTCTCGGAGTGAATAGCTGCACAGGCACAGTGCGAAGCCTGTCAATCAAGACTCCATATTTTCCATCAACAATATTTAGAGAGGCTTGTGCAGCGGAGGTGATTTGATTGAGTACCGACTGGAGTGTGCCAGCGTAATCCAAAACAAAATCACATCTAAAGCGCGGGAGTTGATAGAGCCGCCCGGTAGGAGCCGTAGGGATCTCCTCGCAGAAATCAGCCCACTCTAAAATAGAATCCATGTGGAGGCGCGATTTATCCACTGGGCGCTTGTTCACTTGCCCCGTGAGAAGATCGACAAAGGCCCATGCCGGATTTTGAGTAGGCTGTTTCGACCACGATACGCCGTCGTAGACATCGAGTACCGACGTACAAATGGCGGATAGGTTTTGAATTGATCCGTTCAATTGATTGGTGGCGCGGATCTTTAGCTCTAAGAAAGTGTGTCGCTTGTCCGTGACAATCGGGCTTCTATCAAAACGGGTGGTGATAGACACCCAAGTCAGGTCATCTTGAATTTGAGAAGTGTACGTGCCGCTGGTCGATTCCCGCGTCACTCGCACTTTATACTGGCCCGCCACCTTTGGGGTGAATTTGAATAGGGAATAGACGGCGCCTGTGTCTTGGCGCTCGATGACGGCCTTACCTAGAGAATTGGCTCCTGCGGAAATCTTTCCAAGGACAGCGGCGTCCTTTCCTCTCCAATACTCCGGCACAGTGACAAGAGATAGGCCAGACATATACGTCCCGGCCTTGTATCCATCATAAGTAAACAGCGGAATAGACTTTGCGATGGGCTTACGCAGAGTAATCAGAGTGTATGCAGTATTTGGCCCGTACTCCGCAGTCGATTGCACCGTGCCTACAAAACTGCCCTGATAGAATATGGCCGATCCAAAAAGGATGAAGGACGGGTCAACATCTTTTAGGACAATCTGTGTGCGGCCTGCGGCCCATCCAAATTGCCGAATATAAAACGGAATAGTAGACGACTCGTATATGACCGGGAAGGGTCGCGGAAGACTTTGATTGTAGTCCCACGCCTCTGCGGGCCTACGACCAGTGCAGGTCTCAGAAAGGAAGTCGTAAATTCCTCCGCCCGAGGATGGCGGGAATAACTCAAGCCCGAGATTGAATACGGCCTGATCTCCGCCGACTGCATCGAAGGAATCAACTACGTCGGTATCGTTAAATCCCTTCCAGTCCTCTGTGCCGACGAGAGCAAATTTAATATCCAGAACAATGGCCCGAGGCCCAAGTAGGCCACCGGCTGAGTACCCGAAAAGTCCAGAGGGGTTTACAAACGAAAGTGAAATCTCCTGCTTTGAGCCGTCTGTATTCTCGGCAGAGTTTCTGATTGCCTGGTAGCCGTCGAGCGGTCCACCGCCTGATTGATCGGAGTTTAATCCTACCGATACCGAATTGATGTTTTGATCGCCCTTATAATACTCCAAAAAGTTTGAAGTGGCGTCATCCCACGCGCCCTCTGAAACTGTGGGTCGATTGAAGTCAACAAGTCGATAGTTGAAATCTGCAAAGTCCGTGATGGGCGTGTCGCCAATCTTTACGTTATCAACTACGAGCGGACCAAATCCAAAGTCGTATAGGGCGTAGAGGTACTGGACTATCTGCCCTGTGTCGGGGTCTACCTCAAGCTCTGTGTAGGGATTGGCCGCGACAAATGGATACACCCTGTGTGTGCCGTACATTCTTGGCACAAGGCCAAGTTTACGGACACTGTTTGATTGATTGGTGATCGAGTACATTTGGGAGCTTGCAAGAGAGTCAGGCCCGCCGAAATTTCCAAACTCCAAAGTAGGCGGAGGGATAAGGGCCGTTAGAATAAGAGAGGTGGCGATGGAGACCCCGGCTACCGCAGCACCAAGGCCAAGGCCTGTCAGCCCGGCTCCCGCTGGGCCTAGGAAATAGGAAGCCACGACAACGGCCGTAATCTGGAGGACACTCCTAAGAGTATTGCTGTCTCCAGATTTAAGAGACGGCATAATCAAAACGCTGTCTGTCTCTTTAAGCTCCGTGAATGACCAGAAGTCATGCTCGACTTTTATTCCGTTCACACTGACTTGAAAAACTTCTTCTATGGAGTAGTCACCAAGATATTCAGGCTTGATGATTCTACCCATCAGAGCATTGAGTCTCTCCCCGGATTTTATCTCCAGGTCAAAATCATTGACGTGTTTTTCAAATGTCGAATAGCGGAATTTTATCACGTCGTGAAGCCCCTGTGTCGGTAGTAGCCGACTATGAGATGCTTGTACTTCTCAACTTTATCCAAGACACTCCCAGTGCCCTTTATGGAATGCAAGAAAGTTTCTTTCTGGATGTATATTCCAAGATGACACTCCACTCCCTTTAGCTTTATGAGCAGGATGTCGCCAAACTGAGGCTCCTCGACGCGGATAAAGTCGCCGCGATTGGTCTGGATCAGCGCCTCAACTTCTTTATCCTTTGGCGTACACCCAGAGTAATATTGCTTCACCTCTAAATTGAATTCACCGAGATAAAACTCTCGAACAATCTCAAAACAGTTTGTCGCCTCGTATGGGCGCCCGATGTATTTTTTAATTCTAGTGAAGTCTGGTTGATGTCTCATCAAAATAGCCCCGGAAAGTTTAGCGGACCATATCGCTCGCTCGTGACCTCGGTACTGAGGAAATTATCCAGCACAATCTGGGCGACCACTCTCTGCTTATTGTAAGAGATATTTTGAATCACCAAATCGGCCTGGGCCATTTGCACATCGTCGGGAAGAGATGCAAGTATCATCTCTATGCTCACTGATATCTGAGTGGTGACTTGTCGGATCTCTTCAATGAGGAAGAGTGATACGTTATCAAATTCGATAGTGAAACTTCTGGCCGTCTCTCCATCATCAACCGGAAGGCGAATCGACATAGGAAATGCTTGAAAGACATTCCCCCTGGATGTGATGTTTTGAGTGTTGTTGACGAGTCTGATGTCTTGGGCAAATGAGTCATGTGAAAGCGTAACCAGCATCAAGAATGGATCATTTGATTCTTGGGAGAAGAGTTGGGCTAGTAATTCTGGGGAAAGTGAGTTAGCCATTTAGGCTGGCAGCCTTTCCCACTGCATGGACACCGAGATGTACTCGCCGCCCATTGGCTTAGCGTCTGGGGTATCGACCAGTCTAAATTCCGAGGCCACCTGCGTGATCGGGTGATTGAAGTTAAACGAGTTGGCCCCGCCATTGAGGTCGATATCGTGAAAGGCCTCGAAAATGGCGTACTGCGCGTAGGTCATCGTCATGGATACAGACATCACGTCAATGCCCTTGGTGAAGCGCCTGCGCACCTTGGCAGGCCCCACATCCATGTCGGAGCGGAGAAGAGTATTCCCGAGCTTTATCCCGAAAGATCCCTCGTCAACGGTCTGTGGCAATGTACCGGGCCATGCGACTGCCATTATGAACCTCTCCGATTAAGGCCGTAGGATGTTTGCATCACCTTGTCGTAGGCCCCGCTTGCGATTTGCTCGCGGACCTTGGCTTTGACAAGGATGTCAATTGTGCGCTCGCCATTCGGGCCAATGGACTCCGACTGTGCTATTTCCGAATTGGTATTATTGGTGATGTTGATTGTCACTGGAGTTACCGACGCCCGCACACCAAGATTTCCATTCGATCCCCTGGCCAGCGGAAGGATGGCCTCTGTGCCCGCTTCTCCCATGAGGCCGGTCTTCCCGTTTCCGTATCCGAACATAGTCGGCTGACTGATGAGTCCGCCCTTGGCGAACCGGCGCACGCCATTATCGAAGGCAGCACCTTTGGCCGCGAGCATCACATCGCCTGTGCCAGTGTAATTTAAGGATGTCCCTCCAGCAGCGGCTCCAGCATTTGGATCAAGGGCGCCAAGGATGCCATTTGCAATCGGGCGAATGATCGAGGCGCGAATGATGATTCTTAGGAGGTCATCGAGGATAGCTTGAGTGAACTTGGAGAAATCTGCTTTCCCCGATTTTGTAAATTGGAGGAAGGCTTCTTCAAGATTTGAGAATGCCGACTTAATGGCGTCGGCCACATTGGAACCGACTGTGCCGATGCTCTCAATGTATGACCTAACACCCGAGCGGAATGCGCTTCCCTCGTTAAACTTGCTGGAGAGTTTATTTAACTGCTCATCATACTCAGCCAGCGTGACAGTGCCTTGACTGAATTTGGCAGTAAGCTCCGTGAGCTTACTTGCCTCGATGGCGGCATTGAATTCCTCCATGGAGATTGTGCCTGCATTCAATTTTCTCAGAAGGTCTTTTCTCTCGATCTCCTCAAGCCCTCCGATAAATTTATCCAGCTCAATCTTTCCATCCCGGAATGCGCGATCAAGTTTCAATTTCTCGAAGGCATTCAGCTTCTCGTAATATTGGGAAACTGTGATACTGCCATTCTTGTATTCCATGTTTATCTTGCCGAGGATTTCTTTTAGCTTCTCCTCTTTGACCTTCTGCTCTCCGGCTAAAGCTAGGAGCTTCTTTCGATCTTCTTCCTCTTGCTTACGGGCCTTTGCTGCGGCCTCTTGCTTAGCTATGTCGTCATTACTCGGAGCGAATATCGAGTCCTGGGCAGCAATACTTGCCTTCTTCATTTCTTTCAGCCCGTTGATAA